GCTTCAAGTTCACGGTTACGCTTTTGCAGTTCCCGGTGTTGCTTTCTCAGTTCACGAACCCAATCAGGAGCGCGGTTCTGATCTTCTTGGGGAGTAGGCGACTCATCCCCGATTGAGACAATCACTTCGTCGTCAGCTTCCTGTTGCTCAACCTCACCATCGTCTTGCGACTGTTCGGCTACGGTTTCTTCTTCAGGTGCTTCTTCCTCGATGACAATCTCGTCTACTGCCTGTTCGCTCATTGCGACCCCATCCTACTCACCAGATTCAAAGGCCCGGTGGTTGCCTCAATGACACATCTCGTGTCGAAGTCATCGACCAGCATCAGCAGGGTAATTGCGTCCTGCTCATCCTGGACAAAATCTTTCAAAATCTGCGCGGCCTCGCGCATCTCTTGGTTGAATTGTTTCCGATTATCGTGTAGTGCCTCAAGTTTTGCAATCTCAACTTGAAGTTGCGCGATTTGCTCAATCTCGGCCTGCGCGTCGATCTCGGCAGCAACGTACTGCTCGATGCGTTTAGCGACGCGCTTGGCAACCTTGTTCTTGGACTTGGCAAGCGTCTGAGTGGCCTGCCGCTGCTCAAGGGACAACTCAAGGCGGCGGCGCTCGGCCTCCCAGCCCTTGCTCATCCCACCGCCGCCAGCGCCTACGATCGTAGCGGGGAAGAACTGGTTCTGATTGACAAACAGATCCGGCAGCAGGGTTTGCAGGCCAGCCTGCAACACCGTCGGCGGATAAATCGTGTTCGTGTTGGTGAACAGGTCAGGCAGTAGCGTGACCGTACCAACGGTTACTGTCGGGCTGTAGAACGACTGCGTGTTGGTGTACAGCCCAGGCTGAAGCGTGACTGTGCCGGGTGTAACTGTAGGCGCGTAGAAAGTCTGCTGGTTCGTGTACAGCGACGGAGTGAGCGTCTGGGTTGCCGCCCCCGCCTCAACAGGTAAGACCAACCGCCGTGGCCGGAAGATCTGCCAAGGGTTGTCCGTAAGGCTCTTAATTTCGGACGCAGTAAGACGGCGCGTCCAAACATATCCACAGAACAAACCAATGTTTCGTTGCGCGGCTGTTGGCGCACCAGCAGCAAGAACTGCGGCGTTTGTATATGTAATAGCAGAGTTAGAACTTGCTACACTGGTACCGTCAACAAACAACTCTCGGTCGTTAAATGAGTTAATACCGGCCAAAGCATATGGCCGATCCGTGTCGAGAGCAGTCGGAGTGGTAATACCTGCCCCAGCCGTGCTGGAGTTTGGGACAAAAGTGATTGCCCCAGTATTTTCTTTGACGAATCTGGCGTAAGTTGTGACGTTAGATCCGCCACCCCAGATTACGCCAGTTGACGTAGTGTCAAACTGCTGGAACAGTGTAAAAACCGAGATCGCTGGATAACTTGCGGTTTGAGGCTGGTTTTGCCATCGTGTTGCCGATGTGAAACCTAGCGACCAACTAGTCGAAGTATTGTTAAACGCTTCAACGCCAAGGATGCCTTGCCTGACAGATAATCGACTTGTTGCGTTATCAACGATCTTGCTGGCAAGATCGATAAATGGATAACGCTGGTTTGGAAGAAATGCAGAAACAAGATTGCGAGTGATTGGGTTCCCCCAATCAATCTCGACATTGCCCTGCGGCTGCCGAGTAAACCGGCGAGGCAGAATCAGCATCGTCAGGCTACGTCGTACTTGATGCCGACGTACTCAAACGAGTTAGTGTTCACTGCGTTGTTTCGCAGTGCGACGCCCGTGTTGTGAGACACGAACAGGCCCCAGAACTTTGGCACCACACCACCAAACAGCGAGGCAACCGAAAACGGCAGGACAATGTACTGCACGTCGCTGGTGTTGGCTGGCACAGCCACTGTTGCGCCCAAACGAAGAGCATTCAAAATACCTGCGTTAGTCAACGTCTCAGCGCTGTCGGTTCCATCAAGCACATCAAGTGCAGTCGTAGCAAGAGAAGTCTCCGCTCCCCATACATAAACCGCGATTACCGTGTTAGTGGTTGGAGTAGTGCCAACGCTCACAGTCCCGCTCACCAGACAATCCATAAACTTGTTGCTGGTGTTGTCAATCTGGCTTGATTCACGACCGGCAAGAAACGTGGTGGACGAACCAAGGTTCGCCAGATCCATTGTGATACTGGTATTGCTGCTGTAATTGACAGTTGTTGTAGCCATTACAGTGCCCTCGCCTCTTGAACGTCGATGTAGGTGACTCTCTGACCGACCAACTCAATCGACTGCGGGATCAGCGTTGCCGCCAGTCCATTCACGCCATAAATCTGATTGTGCTCGGCCTGCGTGATGACGGAAGCGGCAAGCCAACTATCAAACAGTGCTTTGATCTCTGGTTCTTCGGTATGCACCAAAGACTCAGGGCCGGACACAATCAAGTCCAGAAACGTCTGGCAAGACGCTCTGACCGCCTCGGGCTGTTGAGGATCGACCGCAGCCTGACCGATTCGCACTCGCGGGCCTTCAGCAGCCCACAACATTGCAGACCCAACACTAATCGCCTTCCATCCTGGATTGCTCGGCGTATTGAGAATCTCAGCGATTTCATACGCCCCGTCAGGCGTGTTTGGGATGTTGTTAAGTGCTGGCGTTGCAACGATGTAGTCGTGCAGCGTCTGAAGTTGTGATGGCGTCATAGTTGGAAGATTCCGCTGGCGTTCCAGGTAATCGAGATATCACCGCCGTTGGGAGTCACAGGCAGGCCCGTCACGCTGGTATCAATCCATGCCACAAGCCTTGATGTGGCCGCCGAGCCGGTGTCGATGTAGATCAACAAAGCCTCAGCCGTGTTGCCAGTCACTGCCGTGTATGTCACATCGTCGCCGTCAAACAGGCCGTTGGTCACGGTCGTGTTGTTGATGGTCTGAGGGGTTCCCACGACTCCAGACACGCTGGAGTAGAACTCGTCAGTGCTGGTGTACGGATAGACGCCTGTGTCGATCAGGGCCACCTTCACGGTGCCATCGTTTAGATCGACGTTGGCGCTTGCATCGAGCAACGCCTGTTTGTACTTAGGATAGATGGCATTGGCCATGATTACTCCGTTTCAATGCCTACGATTTTGCCATTCTCACGAATGATCCGCTTAGGCCGTTTGATTGCTTCGATAGCCTTGTCCGCTGTTTCCTTGCTGTTCTTGGACAGTGCATCCATCGACTCTTGGAAACTCTTGGCCATCTCGTTCAAATTCTGCGTCATCTGCTGCATGTTCTCGACCGCATCGGCCAGCACATTGCTCATCTGACGATCCTCCTGCGTCTGGCTCAGTTTGGCATCTAGTTCGGCAAGTTTGGCGACTTTCATTGCCGTATCCGCACGCAAGCCTTCGAGTTCAAGTTCTTTGCGCTCAATCTCGAAGGGCAGCATCAGATCCTCTTTACTGGGCTGCTGAGGCTGTTGCGCCGGTGCAGCCTGACCAGCCCCGGCAAGTTGCTGCTCGGCTTTGCCGAGGGTTTCAACGGTCTTGGCCTGCGTAAGCTCTGCATCGGCAAGGGTCTTAACCACGGTGGCCCGAGCCTTCTCGGCTTCCGCCACAGCCTTGTCAGCAGCGGCTTGCAAGTAAACGGCGTTGGGGTCAGGTGGTGCGTTGGCAGCAGCAGCCTGCATAGCCTCAAGTTCTTCATCGGTGGGCTTGAGAACGCCCATTTCGACGAGTTTCTTGCGGAAGTAATCGCGCACATCGGTCAACCCTTCGCCGTCCAGATTCATAATGATCATGGACTGCAACACCGCCTGAGTCTGCGGATCCTGAGTCAGACCGACCAGATTGGTGAGCGAACTGACGATAGAGGCCCGCTGGCTGCGGAACGACGGACCAACGTTGACCGTAACGTCGAACTCAGCGTCGGACAGATCGCCCTCGTACTCCATCTCGCCGTCGTCATTAATGACCGGCTTCATCAGCTCAATACTGTTCACCTCGCCCTGAGCGCCAATGGCCTTCATTTTGCGCTTGGGTTCGACGTAAACGTCTTTACCCATCGAGAGCCAGACCTCGCCACAGCGGCGAATGGCCTTGCTCATATTGCTCAGGTAGATGAACGACTGCATGTCGAGGCGCTGCTGCACCATCTCGACCGCACGACCGCTGATGTTGCTGACGATCTTGTCACCCTGCTCCTGGTTGCCCAGAACGTCCTTCATGTCCTGCTCGGTGATGGCGAGCAGGCCAGCAAGCGCGGGCGGCACAGCGGGCGACTTGGTGTAGCCCACGGGCGGGCCAGCCTGCATCGTGCCGTCGGGCGAAGTGATCGGGTTGATCAGCAGGTACGGGTAGTTCTTGATGTTGTCCTCGGACCACATCAACTGGTGCCCGGCGACTTGCTCAGGCGTCAAAATGGGCTTTTCGACGCTTGACAAAGCGGAGATCTCGCCCAGCTTGGACAACTGCATGTTCTTCAGGCGCTGGGCGTCCTTGGCCATGCGAACGTGACCAGAACACCGCTCCACGTTGTCCACGAACCAGCGCTTGCCGTAGACCGGAATGATCGGGATGTGCTTGCCCGCGATGTAGCCGCAGTCCTCAAGCACCTTGCCACCACTCATAATGTACTTGTGCACCTTGCGGCGCTTGACCTTCTTTTGGCGCACCTCGACTGTGCCGATGGCCGCGAGAGTCTCCTCAAGCGTCTCATCGTTCTCGAAGTCCGCTTCGCTGTACCGCTCCTCGGAACCGTCGAGGGTACGAAAAATGCGAACCGTCTCGCTGACTTCCTCAACCTTGTAGTACTCGGCGATGAACACCACATCGGGCGTCATCCAGTCAAACTCGTACTGATGGATGATCTTCGGCCAGGTGGTCGGGTCGTCGTTGTACTCCTCGACGTATGACTCACGGGTCATGGACGACAGGACGTAGCAGCACTTGGCGTCAGACTTGTCCTGCCGTTTGGCGTTCAGGTCAAAAAAGACCGACGAGTCTGCGTCAAAGATCGGCTCGATGCGGATGCGTTGCCGCTCGTCCTCATCATCTTCCTCGTCCTCGTACTCGGTACGCAGTCGCCACGCGCCAAAGCCACCCGTGACCGCCTCCTCGAAGGCGTTGTCATACGCCTCCTCGGCACAACTGTCCTGTTCGTCGGCGCGGTATAACTGGTCGCAGATGTCGGCCAGTTTGTCGTACTCAGCGCCTTCCTTGCTGACGAAATCGACCGTGATGCGGTTGTTGCGGTACTCGGACTGGATACGTTGAACAGCCAGAGCAATCTTATTGATCTCAAACTTAGGCTTGTTCTCGTACTGGTCCCAAAGCGGGCCTTCCCACTGAGCGCCCGAAATTGAGCAAAACCGACGGTCTTGCAGGCACTGGAGCCGCTCGTCGCGCAGCGCAGACTGGATATTGTCAAACTCTCTCAACGCCGCCTGGTGGACGTTGTTCATACGCTCGGCGTTTGAGATTCGCGGCATTTCAGACCCTTTGTCCCCAGAAATTCACGCTCGGGATGGCGAACATATGCGGTTTGGGGCTATTGAACGATACCGAATCATAATCGTCGCCGACAGAAAAGGCGAATGTAACAGCAATTGCGTCCGCTGCGTCAGGCGAGGCTAACCCTCTTGCCTTCATTTCCTTCTTGGACTCCAGAAAGATCGCCCCTGCCGAGTTAGGCTTGGCTCTGGGGCCGAGCAGGTCATCGCGCAACTGCTTGTCCGCCGGGACGCTGGCGGTCTTGAGCCACTCCTTGAGTGCGCCCCACAGTTCAGCCCGCCGGTTGCCCCACATGATCGGTCGAGTGGACTTCCATCCGAAGTTCACACCCCTGACCTTGTAGCGCTGCTCGGTGAGTCTGTCAAGGATCCCGTAGCCCAGCCCGCCCTCGTCGATGACGGTCAGCGCCGGGTTGTACTCCCTGATCACCTCGATAACGTGCCCGACGACCGTCATGGTGTCGTCGCCCTTGTAGCGACGGATCTCCACGATGTCCCGCCCCTGGCGCACGGCGATGACCGTGCTGTCAGCACCACCCCGCGCCGGGTCTACGCCGACAACGATCGGTGCGCTGGTGTCCTTGTAGCGCGAGCGCTCCATGGCCTCAGTGACAACGGCCTGCGTGATGAACTGCCCGTCGGTGGCCAGCGGGAACTCGCCATACACCTCGATGCGAGCGGCCATTGAGTCCTCACCGTGCTCGTCGATGATCTGCTGATAGATCGACTTGTCGGTGCCCTCGACCGTGCGGCTGTCGATCTGACGAGTCTGCCAGAAGTCCCGCTTGCCGTGGAAGCACTCATAGAAGTAGCCGGTGTTGCGTCGAGGGTTACTGAACGCAAACCAGTACCGGTCGAGGATCGGCTCAGTGAAGAACCCCGCCGCCACTGACCAGATGCTGTCCGGGATGCCGCTGGCCTCGTCGAAGATGACCATCATGCCGTCGTGATTGTGCACTCCGGCATAGGCGTCCGGGTTCTCCTCGGACCACAGCTTGCCCTCAGCGCCCCAGTAGCGTGTGCCTTTCTTGAGGTCGCGCTCGACAAGAGTGGTGAGCCACGCTGCGGGCGTGAGCTTCGTGGCGCTCGGCTCCCACCAGTGGGCGTTCATTGCCATCGTGGCCCACTTGGTCAACTCGCCCCAAGTGACCGTTCGCAACTGGTTTTCACTGTTGGCGCTGACGATGACGCTGGACCCCAGCCGGGTAGACAGCATCCACAGGATGAGCCAACTGACGAGTGCCGATTTGCCGATGCCACGCCCCGAGGCGACCGCTTGGCGCAGCGCGTGCATATCGAGTGGCTTGCCCTTGTTAGCGCGAATGTGGGCTGTGATCGAACGCAGCACCTCGCGCTGCCACTTGCGCGGTCCTTTGAAGTGTTCGAGGGGTGTGTGCTTTTGCCCCCACGGGAACACGAACATGACGAACGCCTCGGGGTCATCCTTGATCTGCGGCGACCACAACTGCGCCATGAGCATCTGCTCATCATCGGACGAATAGATCGGCTTTTGCATTACGACTCGTCATTCTCAACCATGTCGATCACGTTTAACATGCGAGCGTTAGCCTGCTCCAGCGCTGCGGTGATCGAAATGGATGTAGACAACTCCACCTGGCGCGACTCGCCGTATGTCTTGCGATTGTCAGCCTGCATGAGCCACTTATAAGTGTCGATTTGCAACTTGGATCGCTGTACGTCCTCGGCTGTGTCGCTGCCCTCAGCAATCTCGATCATGCGCCCAGCCCACCACTCCGTGCGAAGTTCCTTCGCCTCCTTGTAGCGCTCCATGCGCCGAGGATCCTTCTTGATCCAGCGCCAGAAGGCATCGTAGTCAAGGTTACGGGCGTCGTTGAGGATGATCGACTTGAGGGTCTGCCCTCTGGTGATCTCGGTCAGGACACGCTCAAACATGGACTCAAACTGAGTCAGCATGAGTTCACGAGTGAGCGCACGGCGCTCCTTAGCGGACTCAGGTACGAGTGCAGGCGATGGGTGCTCGTGCGTGGGCGCGAGTGAGGGCGTCAACCAGTCGGGGATGTCGAGTGGCCGAGCGATTGCCGTTGGTGTGGTCTGCTCCATTGCGCGAGTGTATAGCGAGTTGGACGAAATGACGAGGGGTAGGTCGAGGGTGTGACAGTTGGTCTAGGGCTGGATAGTGGTTTCTAGGTTTATACGTCAATGGGTTTCCTGTTTTTCTGGTTTTATAAAAAATTTGTCAATGGGTTTCCTGTTTTTCTGGTTTTATAAAAAATTTGGTGCGTGGGGTGCGTTTTTGAACCCTGCCGCAGCCTGGGTCGATGGGTGCCCCCAGCCCCCACCCCCTGCACCATGCGCCCGCGCACCCCGAACCCATTGACGCATGGGGCTTGCCGAACCCATTGACGCATCAGAACCCATTGATACACGGGGCTTGCCGAACCCAATGATGCACAGAACCCAATGATGCACAGAACCCAATGAGTGACGAGGGGTGAACCCATTGACGCACAGGGACAACCCATTGACGCATTTTGAACCCATTGATCGATCACAATGGGTTTATGCGAGGGGGTGTGACAAATCGTCTTTACGTTTCACATTTTTTTACCCTAAACCCATTGACGTAGCCCCTACTTTCACCCCCCCCCTTTCCTGTCACATTGTCACACCCCCACTCGTCAGAACCCATTGACGCATTGTTACACTTTCGACACATAAACCCATTGACGCACGACAAACCCATTGCTAATATGTGACTCATGCGTTGCACATCGCAACGCGCAACCTGGAGAGCCTGAACCATGAACAAATCCGAACAGCGTGAAGTCGAGATGATCCGCAAGTACATCATCGTTGGCATGACCGATACAGCCGCCCGCGCACTGTCCGCACTGATCCGCGCAGCCCGCACTAACAAGAGCCGCGCAGCGCTGATGGAGCTGGCCGGTTCGAGCGGATGGGGCCTGATCAATCACCCTGAATTCATCATCTAACAAAACCCCGCGCCCTACGGGGCGCGCAACCTGGAGTGCAAGACATGAAGAACCTTGACCTTAACGTAATGTCGCCCGATCAAGTCTCGCGCGTCCTGCGTAATGCAGCAGATGCCTTCAATCAGTCTGCGTCTGATCTTGCGTCTACATGGCAAGACGACGGCGCGGGTCGCGTCTGGACTGAGCTCGCCAAAATTCTTGAGTCTGCTGCCGATCGTGCCGATCGTGCCTACGCAAAGCATTTCGTCTAATAGGAGAGCCTGACCATGAACCGTTACATTCCGACCGGCTACAGCCTGATCGCCAAAGACGAGCGCTTTGGTTTTGAAGTCTGGGGTAAGACTGACCCGCGCATCGTGGCGATTGCCTTCGGAGGCAAGCGCAGCAAGCCCGATTGGCACTTTCAGTTTCAATCGATGGAGCGCTTGCATCAGAAGATCTCGGAAAGTCTGTCCGGCTACATGGCGTGGCAAGAGTCTAAGGAGAAGCGCGCAGCCCAGCGCAAAGCGCCCCATGATGTAAAGGTTGGCGATTTGTTCCGGTGTTCGTGGGGCTACGATCAGACCAATATCGATTATTTCGAGTGCACGGCTGTGCACGGCGCCATGATCGAAATACGCGCAGTCGCGCAAGAACGAGAGGAGACGGAATTTATGCAAGGGAAGTGCGTACCTATGCGCGGTGAGTACATTGGCGAGCCTATGCGAAAGCGCGTTAGCATGGCCGGCGGTGAGCCTAGCGTGTCGATCTACTCTTTCGCATCAGCCTACAGGCTCAAACCGGCTGCTACCGTACTGGGTGCGCCCGTGTACGGTTCCGACCATTGGACTGCATACGCATAAGGAGCGCAGCATGGACACCGCAGTATTTAGAGCGCAGGTTAAAACTTTCGACCTTTATCGTGAAATGCTCGGCATGGCAGGAGGCGACATTGCCTCGCCTGTAGGCCATCCGATCATGCTTCTAAGGCTCTTGCCAGCCTATCGCACGCCCGCAAGCGTGCGTGTTCGTAAACTTGTCGCAGACCGTATGCGCGCAATCCGCGCAGGAGAGAAAGCATGAAAACCGCTCACGCAATCAAAACAACATGCGACACATCACTCGCCGCGCTCGCGCTCGCCGAGACTCTCGCCGTGTCGGTCGATCAAGACTGGCAGAACGAAACTACTGTTTTCACGTTCGAAGACGAGTCTCGTCTTGAGTTTTCTGGGCCATTTTTTGAGGTGCAATCATGAGCAAGATCAAGATCGGACAAGCCTACCAACCCTCGCGCCTCACTCGCAGGGGGCCATCCGGCTCATACAGCGCCTACCGTCCGCTCACTGGCCATCTGCCCCTTGAGTCCCACTACCACCGGCGCATGGATAGGCTGGTATTCGCGTCAAGCATCGTGGCTTGGCTCGCGCTGATCGTCCTGATGCTGGCCGGGATCATCACATGATCCTTGCCTTACTTGTGAGCGCGGTAGTCGCGCTCATCCTCACACTCATTGATCGGAGATAAGAAATGAACCAGAATCAAATTGACGCCATCCGGTGCGCTTTCGCTGACCTTATGGGGGCCATGCAAGCCATGCAACAGAACGACATTCATTCTCACGATTGGAAGGCCCACGCCTTGACCTTGGATGAATTGGCGCAGGCGTTTCCATTCCTAGATCAAGAGTAACCCATGGACACAAAAGACAACCTATTGGCCACGCAGGCCAGGCTCGCGCTCGATGATCATCGAATGGCTGAATATCTCGGGGTCAAAATCACTACATGGCGCAATTGGAAAGGTGGTCAACGCAAGCCCCCAGCAGTCGCCGATCGCCTGCTCGCCGTGCTGGGCACAGTCGAGGCGCTATCGCCTGCGCTACACGATCAGTTTGTGCCCCGTTAAACTCTCACTTTGTAACCCATTGGAGATTGTATGAAATACCGTGACAATATGACTGACGCTGAAAAACTCGCGTTTATGTCCGAAATTGACGCACTAAGTGCAGCGTATGCTGACGCAGATAAATTTTATCCCCTGCCGCCCGACGATGAATGGGAAGATGAAATGGAAACCCTGCGCCGCGCGGCACTTGACCACAGGGGACGCCCGTGATCATTCATGGCATTGAATTAGTCTACCGACCAAAGAGCGACAGATGGGTCGCGGTTCTCGGGCCTGATGATATCGTCCATTTCCATTGCCCTACCGGGTCACGATGGCAGGCGCGTAGGCCAATGGCGCTTGAACCGTTGTTTACTGCAAAAACATTGCACGAGTGCGTTTTGTTGTTTCGTCAGTATCGAGACAAACAACAAGAAAAGCACCGCGCGCGCATGTTCGCACTGTTAAATGATCCGATAGTGCAGAAAGCACTCAGGTAAACAAAACGGCCCTCAGCGGGCCGTTTGTTCATTCCGTGCCGGTATCCTGCCAGTCCCATAGGGGCCGATCATCAGCCCGCAGATCAGGCTCCATCCACTCCTCATACCCTCGAATCAGTTTGCGCGGCAAACCGGCAAGCCTGCGCCGCTCATCTTCCTGTCGCTGACGGGCGATGATCACTCGAACGCGCTTTTTGTCGAGCGACATCACCTCGGGATTGATCGCCCAGGTTGCGATATGCAGGTGCTCTTTCGATCCGTCATCAGTTCGCGCAGTCCATCCGGCGTCCTCTAGTTCCCCCATTGCGTCCAGAACCATCCGATCCTGAAGCCATGGGTTACTGACGCCTTCCAGTTGCCTCCTGGCGGCTCGCTTGATATCGGACAGACTGACGGCCGATCGCACATCGGCGTGGTACAGGATCCAGTTCGTGACCCACTTGGTAAACGATTCACCCTTGCCGCTGGCCAGATAGCGCAGGGCCGGTAGGATGTAGCGCCTCGTCATGGTGATGGCCCGGCGCATGGTGTCCGCCTGCACCGTGGTGCTAAACGGTGACTCGATCAGATGAAAGACGAGCGCGATGCGAGCGGTAGTCCCCTCAAGCTTGCCCAGGCCCGTCATAAAGCGCATGTCCGCCTCTAGCACAGCCTCGTCTTGCTTCGTTCGCTCGAACCACAATTGAAAATCCCGAAAGACCGTATACGCCTCATCCGACAGGGTATAGACCTGCTCCGGTAGTGCGTAGATCAGTCTGATCGTATGCTCCCACTGATCCGAGAGCACGGTACTGTCTAACGGATCCCCTCGCTTGGTGAGCTTGGTGTCCAGCAGCCCCGGTATGAAGCGCTGAAGCAGTCCATCGGATGACAGGCTGGTAGAGCAGTCCTTATAAACTTGGGGCTGGATGTTGCCGTAGACCGAGACAGCAAACACATCGGCCACGACGGATCCACCGCCGACCCGATCGTACTCATACCGCCTCCCCTCGTATGCCTGCACCCAGGCGGAACGATCCTCGGTGGTATTGCGATCGTTCATCTTCTTCGCCCAGCCTGCCATCTCATCGAGGTAGCACAGCAGCCCCCTCGGTCGATCGGCGCAGTATCGGACGAGCTTCTGACTGGTGATATCGGATACCTTGATCTTCAGCCTCTGCGGCTGCGGTGGTAGATCATCAACATGCGGCATGGCCCCCGCCATGGTGCCGATACCAGTCGATGCAGCCTCAAGGAAGTCCTTCTTCTGCGCCGTGTAGAGCGCTTCCCTTCCCTCCCACTCCAGCAGCCGCTTGCGCCAGTGGGGTGTATCCTCGTCCTCTAGCGCGTGCAGCGGCTCGACCATCGGGGATGAGCCTGGTGTTTTCTTATCGGCTGGCGACCCGATCGTCATCAGCCAGAGAATGGGCGGCACCTGATAGCCGCGCATCAGTTCGAGTCGGCTCTGCGCGGTGACCGCCCCACAGACTGCCGCCATGCCCGACCACAGCGGCACGATGGGGTCGCAGCCGACCGTGCGCGACACCTCAAGCGCCCGATCGGCCAGCACCTTTGGGAACCATGCCGGATCCACGCTCGGCTGGAAGGTCAACTCCCCATCGAGCGCGACCGTGATCTCTCGGATGGGCTTGAACAGGTGCTTCACATCGGGCGCTGGCCGCACCCAGCCCGCCTGCTGTGCGAGGTGGAACAGGCTGGCGATAGTGACCTTCTCGCCCTTGTCGGCCTTGAACGATCGCCACTGAGCCTGAATAGCCCGCTCGCCGGGGTACTTCGTCTCGGATCGCTTCGACCATGCGTCCCAGATCGGAAAGCCCCGATCTGGATCCCCCTCATGCGCGGACGCATGGTGCAGGGCCATGCCGACCGTGATCCAGTCCTCGCGTGAACAGTCTGGATTGATCGCCTCGATTGCGCTTCTCACCTCGTCCCATGACGCAGTGACCGGATCAGTCGCCTCAATCGGCACCTCGGCGTTCAGGACGTTCCAGAGATCCAGAATCGCCGGTGGGATCATCGGCAAGCGGCTCCAGTGCCCGCGCCCAGCCCAGCGGTAGGGCTGGCCCGTCGCCGGGTGGATGCTAGGCGGCAGAACGTCCTGTACCGTGAGGTTTTCGGCCGTGGCGCAGCGCAACTCGAAGATGGTGCTCGCGCCTGCCGTCACCTTCCTGCTCGGTCGCGTCATGCCGCCGGGCATCGCGTAAAGCAGCTTGCCGTGACCAGGGTTGCTGCTGTCGATCACGACAGCATCAGGCGCATCGTAGAGCGCGGGTAGATCAATGCCAAACATGGCCAGCATCGTGACCGCGGCGTCCCAGTCGTCAATGTCAAGCGCCATCGTGCCGCTGTACGCATGGGCTAACCCAATGCCGTAGCCCGGTGGCAGGTCGGCCTGGGAGCGCAGGTGAGCGCCTGGACGGTTCCATCCGGCACCCTGGGGAGCCTTGGTGCCGGGCTGGATAGGCACCAGACTCCAACCGTGCCGGATGTAGGCGTCAACGGAGGCGGGGTGTTGCACTGTCGTCTGATTCATCATAGGATACGCTCACTCGGTCGCTCTCCCCGAGGGTTTGTGGTAATGGGTTGCCCCGCTGGTGCGAGCCAGCGGGGTTTTATTTTGGCGCTCACTCGTCTGCCTCAGTTACAAGCGGCTCAATCGTCAGGATCGACTCGGGCACCTCGACTGTAGTCCAGTGCATCGCGCAATTGTCACAGCGCCGACGCCGACGAGGCCAGCCATACGGGCCTGTGCGCGTCTCTGTCACCTTCGAGCTTGTGTGCTCACACGCAGGGCAGGCGAGACTCATTCCAGCACCTCTCGACCGTCGATGCGAGCCTTAATCTCCTCGGCCATCGCTGCGTCCCTGACTTTGCTCGGGTTGGTCTTGGCGATGATTCGCAGGGCGATCGCGCAGAAGGTTTCGATGTGCGCCCAGGCGACCTCATGTTCGGTCGTGATCAAGCCGCGCACCTCGGACAGCGCGTTGAGCAGGTCAGACCGGATCTCATCTGTTACAGACTTGGCTCTCATATCCAGCTCGCTGCGATGTCACGGCGGATGATGGGTTTGTGCTCCAGTCGTGCCAGCTCGCGGGCTTTCGCTTCCCGGCGTCGGCGATTCTTTTCTTCAGCCGTGATCGGCAGCGGTCGAGGTGCGTCCGTCTTGCCCAGGCCAAAGTAAGCGACGGGCTTCACCCCAGTGCGCTCATACCGGACGATGCAGATCCTGGCAGTGCCACGCAGATGCTTGATCACGTTGTTCGTCGTGGAGCGCGACACGCCCAGGCCTTGTCGGATCTGCTCGGTCGTCATAGGGCCGTCTTGCAGCAGCGATAGCACGCGATCACTGAGACTCATTCTTCACTCCCAATGCACACCAGTGTGTGTTGCCGCTCGTGCGGATGTATTCGCAACGCTGCTCCGGCTGCTCCAGCGCGGATTGAAGTGTAGATATTGCTTTCCAAATCGTTGCGTTTCCATGCCAATCCTGCGTGTTCGCAAACCATAACGCCTCCAGCGCCTGCTGGGCTGCATCTCTCAAATTCATTTCCGTTTCCTCGGCAGCGGCGACCACGCCACGAAGTTGCTGTCCGTCATCCATTCACCAAACACAGCCACGCCCCCGCTGGTCAGGATCAGCAACTTGACCCCGCGAGGCGGCGGTTCATCCGCAGGATCGCGCCAGTAGACTTCTCCGCTGGCGGCGGGCATCACTGTGTTTTCACTCATAGGTAGGCTTCAATGAAGGCTTGCGCGACTTGCGGGACGATGGCGTTACCGTAGGCGCGCAGTCGTCCCACTCGATTGGTAATCCCATGAG